GCGGAGGCGCGCGCATTACCCGCACCCATGATGGCGGCACTGTTCTGATTTGCCATGTTGGTACCGGCCGCCTGCGTGGCATTCGTTGCTGCTTGCCCTGAACCCGCAACGCCTTCCAGGTTACCCACATAGTTCTGGAAGTTCTGCGAGGCAAGACCCGAGGCATATGTCTCCCCCGCTTTGACGGCAGCCCCGGAGAGCAATCCTCCGCGCGCAGCTGCAGAGCGATTGATCGCATCCTGCCCCTGCTGTTGAGCAAAAGTGTAGTCTGGGGCAGTAGTAAATCCGGAGAAGTCGGCTTTGCCACTCCCCTTGATTGTGTTTCCGTTGGCATCGACCGTATCCAGGCCATAGAGCTTGGCGATCTGATCCAATGCGCTGGCACCCGTGGTGCGCCAGGGGGCCTGATCGGCACGCGTCTGGTTGTATTCAGCGTTCTGCTCGGCAATCGAGGAATTCGCGGCTGACCTGACTGCGCCCGCTTGCTTATTAGCTGAGTAGACAGCAGCCCCGGCCCCGATAACCGCCGCGGCTCCAACGGCTACAGCGACGCTACTCATGATTGTCTTCCCACTTGGAAAGCGTGTCGATAATCCACCAGAATTTCAGCGCCTGCGGGGATTTCCTTGAGAGAAACCAGTTCAATGGTGCCGCCTTCCGCTCGTTTCATTTGCGCATTGGGGGCAGATCCATGATTGGCATAGCGTCCCGCAGGAGTCCTTTTGCCCCCGATACGGACAGGTGCGATCCGGCTTCCTGCGGCAATGGATTTTGTGGCCAAGAGGCCGAGTCCTTGAATCGAAGAAGGTCCGACCCGAACAGGATATTCACCAGGGAATGGAATCTGGTCTGATTCATCCTCAATGAGAGGACGGAGTGCGGCCTCATCGATGCCATGATCTACTAACATTCGCCCATATAGGACGCGCTCTTTGACCTGCTCGCCAAGCCGCAGCAAATCCTCTTGGGACTCGAAAATATCGGCCTCCAGCTTCGCGATATCGCGCTCTTCCGTGGGATTCGGATGCACCGTCTGCGCGACCACGTCGGTGACGGCGTAGACCACCATCTGATAGCCGGGTTCTGTCATGATCTGCGAGGGAGCGCGAAAGCCTTCCCGTGTCCCTCCCCGGTGGATCAGCACGAGATCGCCTTTCAGAAGCTGACAGACATGTCCATGCCGATGAATGCGGCCAATGATGACCGTCTCAGCCGGAATCTCGATTTCTCGGATGTAGAGGCCCTTCTCGAAGCGATGCTTCAGTGGACATCCCGTTTGCTCCATAGTCAGGAACTGATGCGTGAGATACGCCAGTTTCTCGTTCCAGGTGAGATGCTGAGGGAGCTGATCCCATTGCGGCACGATACTTGTCAGCATAGTGTTGGGCTGCGAGCTTCTGAAAGCACAGCAGCTTCTCCATGTTCGCGTTGAGTTTCTTCAGTTCGGCGATGATCGCCATTTCGAATTCGGTCATGGGTCGACGCGTACCTTCAAGGTTCCGGAAGCCAAATCGAGTGTTCCACCTGACTCATTTTGAAATCGCACCGCGACCGTGTTTGTCGCCGAGACATCGGCTGTCAGGGTAATTCCTTGGAGGTCGAGCGAGAATGAGGCGCGGGCAAAACCGCCCAGGGCTGCTCCAGTACAGGTCACTGTCGTGGTTATTCCAGCGCCATCGGCCAGCGAAGGCGGGTCATAGGTCGCGGAGCCCTGCAGGACCGTCGAAAGTTGGGCATATCGCGCGTCCCCTTCGGTCTGCGTCAGATAGACGGGATGTGGATCTGCGGCTGCCACATGCGCCGCGAGGGCGCTGGCGGCATTGGCCGCGACTACGCTATCGGCAGTCTGAAACGCCGTCGTGACGGCCGCGTCCCCGGCAGTAACTTCCGTATCCCGAGCAATGGAACCTGGAATATCACTATCGCCTATGGTCCCAAAGGCCAATGCCCCACTGCGGCGCACCAGAAAACGATCGTCGGCACCCGCTACAATATCCGCAGGCTCTCCAGGAGAATCGACGTTTCGTCCAATGACACTCGTGGGCGCGCTGTCCCTAAATTTCTCATCAGTAACTGCTTTGGGCGCAATTGTGATCGTGGTGACCGAATTGTCATCGGGCTTGACCTGAACGTTCCTGGTCCATTGATCCCAACTGCGCTGATCATTGGGAAAGACCTGTGGAGCTCTAAGTGGCATCGTTCCACAACGCCTGGATTAGGGTGCGCCGTACCGGATCAGAGATGGAATATCGGTAAACGCGGTCCAGCGAGGCTCCAAGTCGGTTCCAACGGGCAACACGCTGGAAATCACCGGCCTTTCCGAGTGGGCGCCGCAACTCTACCCCGAAGGTCCGGCCGCCGTCATCGCTCCAATTCAGCATGACCTCGGGACTGGAGCCCTGCCCCGTCGTAAGCCCTACGCCATTGTCGAACACGAGTTCCAGCGAGCTGTGCCAGATCGGATTATTCCCTTGGGCAATTGCCGGAGCGGTCACACTCGAGATCAGCGGCTGATCCCACTCAGTAAAACTGTCTGGAGACAGAATGCCCAAGCGGTTTGACAGCCGATCTCCCACCAAGGTGACATTGTCGCCGCGGATCACAAAGGCTGAGCGCCAGTTCTTCTGGAGATAGCTCTGGCGCTCGTGCCACAACTGCGTGGAGATGTCGTAAACGAACGTTCCTTCCGCGTAGGTGAGTCCATACATGGAGTGGCCGTTCTCGATCCAGGCCATCCCCATGCATTCCTGCGAGGCAAACTTCGTAATCGCCTGTTCAATGGCAGTTGTTGAGACGCGCACCGGCGTATAGCCGTTGATGCGCCGGATCGTGCCATCATTGGCAGGAAAGAAAATGGAGTTGTCGATCTTCGCCGGTCCATACTTGGACGTGCAGCCAATCTCCATGTAGCCCGAGGCCGTGCGGGTCAGGGGGAATGCGGCATCTCCTGAGTCATACCAGACTTCCGTGCTGTCGCGGCCAAACAGGAATACTTCGCGGTGATCAGTGATTCCCACCACCACATCATCGGGAGAGGCTTCCGCTGAGGCGAAATCCAATGCGTCCCAGGCCGAGAAATCAAACGGGGTGTGATTGACGTAGACCCGTCCATCACCGGGGCCGATGATCGCATAACCATCCAGAAACGTCGTCCATTCGGCACCTGGGAAGTCAGGATCCGCCATCGGCGTAACGGTCGCGCCATCATAGAGATAGGACGGCCCATTGACCGTAATCAGGACCTGGCTCCCATCGCTGTCCATGAAGACGGGACCGAAGCCAGGGACAGACCCCAACTCTGTAACACCACCACCCGAATAGATTCGATAGAGTTTGGCCCCCGAAACGACATAGACCATCTGATTGACGCGCAGACCGCCGCGCATCGGGCCCGTGCCCACTGTCAGATAGTCCTTGATGCCGAAACAACAGACGACGGCGGCAGGAGTTTTCGCAGCCGGCGGTGCGGACTCAAGGTAAGCATTCACCATGCGCTGAGCCGATAGGGGACGCGAGATGTGCTGATAACTCTGCGCGCCAAAGGGAATCTGCGGCATCAGAAATACTCGGCTCTCACCGGCTTGCTGACGCGCATGGGAGCTAGAACCTTGCGCAACCGTCGTTCAGCGGGGCTGGCGGCGGGAAGCCCCAGGATGCCCTCCTGAGCAATCTTGGTGCGCTTGGGCTCCGGCAGTATGAAATCATCTACGAGCAAAGCTGCGACCATGGCGCTGATGATGTCGTCGTACAGCTCATCAATGCCGGCCTCGAAGTCGAGTGTCACGATCTCGAGCGCTTCCAGTTGCTTTTGCAGCGAGAGACAGCGTTCCGCGATCAGATCCCCGTCCTCCGCTGACAGACTGTTGCCCACCGCCAGGACTCCCAGCTTGCGCGCCACCCGTTCCTTCATCAGTGCAAATGACACGGACACGGAACCTCCCGGAATTCAACAGTCCTTTGGCGACAGAGGCTGGGACGTCCTTGCACCAGCCTTGTGTAGCGGCAATCGAGCCGTAATCGGGGAAAAAACCCGACCACGCCTCGTCCCCGATCAACTCAACGATCATCCGTTGGCCATGATCGGAATCAGATTGAACACTCCGGCCGCCGGCGTCGTCGCCACGGTCGTGACATTGATCTGAACTTTGGTCCGCGCGGTTGTGACAATCGGCGCAGGAGAGATTCCCCAGAACGCCGAACCCGCGCCGGATCCCGTCGTGATGGACGTCACGATATCCGTGGTCGTGCCGCCGGCCACGAATTGGATCTTGTAGACCAGAGCCGATGCCGCCAACGAGGCGGTACTGACTACAAACCCGATCACGGTCATGTTCTCGGGGATGTAGCCCAACTCCACGATATCACCCACATCATCAAGGGAGGTCGTGGCAATGCTGGCCGTGAAAATGGGGGCCTGAAGGCCGGTCTCGTAGGGCTTCGGGCATTGGTGCGCAGCCGATGCCGCCACCGCTACAGTCGATGCAGTCATATCAATCTCCTAGATGGTGGTGGATCAGGCGTCGCCAACCGCTGAAAAGTACCCAGTGACAATTCCGTTATCCTTCGGGGTCGTAGTATCGTCAGCCGCTGTTCCGAAGCGGATCTTGCCGACGTCATAGATCTGCTGGACCGCAATACCATTTTTGGCTTCATAGTCCATTTCTTGCGTGCGTGTGTTCCAGCGCTGAGCGAGTGCATAGCCGAGCGCTTGCGCGCCACACAGATAAACTTCCCCAACGTCGATTGAGGAAGCACCGAGAGCCAGCCATTTATTCTGGTTCAGTTCTGGAATCTCCCGCACGATCACGCCGTCCCAAATGATGTCGCCATCGGTAAAGAGCGGATTGTCCGTGCCACGCTCCAAAGCGTACTGGCGGGACTGTACGATGTTGGTATCGAGCTTCAGATCGCGGAACGGCTCCGAGCCGGCGAACATGACGTACCATTCCTCATCCCCATTGACCTTGATCGGACGAATTTTTGGAGTTGAGGATTTGGCCAGCCGCTTCATGACTGAGACGGCCGAAGCGGTCAGTTTGTCGTTGGTGGAGTCAACATTTCCCAATGCGGTGGCGAAGGTTGCGCTCCAGTTACTATTCGCCGCGCCGAACAATACACGGTCCTTGTTGTTTGTGACCCAAGTGCCGAGAGCCGTGGCGTTGGCGGTCTGGAAAGCTGAAGAGTTGCCGGAATAAGTATCCGGACCTGTACTCTGCCCGGCTCCAGCCAAAACTGCATCCTTTGAGCCCAATGCCGCGAGAAACTTATCGCGGGTGTGTTCCATCGACCAGTTCATCAATGCTGCCTTTCCAGCATTGCGCAAATCGACTGCAGTGACCTGCTCTTCATACTCCGCCACCACGACGCCGTGACGGTAGAGGTTGACCGTGAGCGGCCAGGAGCGCTGGCTCAGGTCTTCCTCGAAGCCTTGTAGCGTTTGGTTGTTCTTTTTACCTCCTCCGTGAAGCTTGTTGATCAACTCGAAATAAATGGTGTCGCCCTTCTTTTTGGTCAAGTTCTCCTTGACCTGGACGATGGCGTTCTCGTCCGTGCCCATGTAGCGCGCGAGTCGGTTTCCGCGGATATACTCCACGAAAAAGTTGTCATCCCATTGCTTGACCCGCAATGCACTGGGGACAGTCGTATCAGCCATTTCTAGCTCCTAGAAGCGTTTCGTAAAATCTGGTTGAGCGGTTTGGGGCCTTGGTAGACCTCTACCGGAGGGGGTGAGGCATCGGAGTTCAGCGAAGTGGGCACGGCCGGTGTGACCTTGCTGTATTTCGCTTCAAACTCCGCGCGCAGTCGGGTCTCGATGTCCTTCTCGAGCTTGGTGCGATAGGCGCTGAAATCGCCATTCACATCCTTCAGCTCGCGGATACGCAGACCTTCGCGATAGACAAACTCAGCAGGATTGCGCTCCTGGCGGATCTGCGCCCAGAGCGCCGGATTGGCATTGGCCGCCTCGACGAAGACCTCACGAACCGCGTCAAAGTCGGTGTGCTTCTGACGGACGATTTCCTCGGTCAGATTGCACCGCTCGATGAACAGCTCTTCGCGGATCTGCTCCTGGGTGCTCTTCAATGCACCCGGCAGGTCGGACCAGGGGTCGACCGGCTGTTTGGGTGTTTGAAGCTCGCGCAGCTTCGCCTCCAGGGCCTGGCGCTTCTCGCGCTCTTCCCGCATCGCTTTCTTGTAGGCGGCTGTTTCGGGAGACTCGACCAGTTGAACTGGCGCGGCGGGGGCGGCGACAGGCGCAACGGGTTGAGCTTCAATCTTGGGCGGCTCGGTGACCGGAATGACCGGCTCCGGGTTTTCCGCTTTCTGCTGAACAGGTGCAGTGGGTGCGGCTTCAGCCGTTTCAGGCTCGGCAGGCGTCGCCGTTACAAATCGCCCTTTTTCATCGCGCGCACGGTCACCGACCAGCTCTTCAATAGCAGCCATACAATCCTCGTCTCGTGAGATTTACGAATCAGCCTTGACGTTGCTGGCACGTGCAGTGATGACGGTCACTGCAAACCGAATCGCCCGTCAGGAGCCGGCGGCGCTCAGGAAATCAACTCAGCACTTCGTGTTACCCGGCGTTCGGCCGCGCAGGTGGTCCACCATCGGCATCGAATAGCCCTTGGCGGGTTTGGGCGTTTCAGTCTTGCCCGTGCCGGGCGACTTGGCCGGCTTCGGAGTGGGAATCGGCGGTTTCATTTCAGTCCTCCAGAGCGGCCAGAATCAACGTGATCGCTTCCTCGTCGTCGCGCTCCTGCTGCTCGGCCAATAGCCGCGCAATCTCCTGATCGATCTCGGCGCGAAAGGCCTCAACCGACTTTCCGGAGAGCTCTGCGAGCGAGCGGAAGTCATAGGTCTTGGCTGGTGGAATCGGAATCGCACCGATTG